GGAAGATAGTATCAGTTCCAACAATTATTATGTTTGAATATGGAAAAGAGATTAAAAGATTTGAAGCAGGTCTATCGTTTAACCTAAATGAAAAAGAAATCATTAAAAAAATAAACGAAGAGATAGATGAAATTATGTTAAGGAGGTTTCAATGAGAAACTTATTATGTAGCTTATTATTACTAGGAAGTCTTTATTCACAAGACTTTTTTAAATTTAGCACTATTTATGGTGCTTACAGTCTTACAAGTCCAGTAACCAAAGAACAGCAATTCCAGGTTACAGGTGGACAATTACAAGAATTGCAACAAGAACTAGACGATCACTCTATTATGACTTTCGGTATTAGAAAGTTAGCACGATTTGGATATGAGAATAAACCTGAAGTATGGTATAGTGGAGAAGAAGCACCAATCAATGAAAGTGTTGCTATTGGTAATGTTCCTACAGGTTGGGAATATGTAATTGAATATTCGGATCATAAAGAGTTTGAAGAAGAATTTACTAATAAAGAGTTTATGTTGAGATATATGGGAAACTCATTTTTAGTGAAAGCGAATTACGATTACAGAGGTTACGAAGATTTAGAGTTCGCAGGTTTAGATATGCGATACAAAAAGAACTTCGGAAACTTGGCATTATCACTTGGAGTTGCTGGTAGAAGCCACCCTGCATACCTTGACTTCTTACCTATTGATTTATGGTGGGACGAACAAGATATAGATACTGACGAGTTTATTCCATTTTGGTTATTTGCTTATCATAAAGGATTCACAGATGAATGGGCAGAACAATACACTCAATTTGGCTACCAATACTTTGATTGGAAATGGTATGATGCAGAAGGAAATCTAGTTGCTACTACCGATGAACAATTTTATAAACAAGTCTATGGAGAAATTGTAAGAGATTATAATGAAGAATGGGCTAAAGATAAAGGGTATCAAAACGAATTAAGTTTATCTGTAGGTGCAGATTATTATAAATACAATCCAAAGAATTGGTTTCACTTTTGGGCAACAACATATCCAGTAACAAAAGGAATGTCTGATTATTCATTTAATTATGAAGTAGCAGAAAGTGGAATGGATTATGATCTTGGATTAGTTTATGGTTGGAAACTTACAAAACAATTTGGAGTATTTTTGGAAGCAAGATATCTTGCAATGTATGACATCAAGTCATATGAGATGAAAACTGGTTTTAACTGGTTAATTTACTAAAGGGGGAATAATGTTAGGATTTATTATAGGATTAGGAGTAGGATTTGGATTACACTTTGCCTGGTGCAAGTGGGGAAATAAATGTTCATGTAAATCAATCAACTGGAAGAAAATAAAATAATGTTTACAAACTCTAATTATTCATCAAAACTAGCACCAACAATGACAGAAAATTGGTTAGTGCAGATATTTAAAAATACTAATTCTAGTGTTGCATATACTGATACACCTGATTTACGATTTAGTTTTTCAGAAACAGTATATAATAGTTTAGACTATTATCCTGCGATCCTTAACAAACCAAGCATATCTTATTCGCTTGATCTAAAAGGATTTACTACAAAAACAGGATCAGTAACTTTAAATCTAGCCAACATAGATTTAGATGGTACGACATTATTAGAGTTATTAGGAAACGATTATATCAATGGCACAGTATCCATCTTATCACAAATTGATAACGATGGAACTGCTGCCAATGCTTTACAAATATTTAGTGGTAGAATAAGCAGTTTTGGATATAGAGGAAATACGATTGTATTAAGCATTATATCAAATAGACCTTTTCAGAATGTATCTATACCACAAGGAAGAACAAGCAATGCAACAATACCTCAATATAATAATCAAGTAATTCCATTGGTATATGGCGATTATACTGCTAATACAGGATTTGTTAATGACACAGATGTTTATGCTTGTCCTTTCCTAAAGAACGATGGAAAAAACTTTATGTATATTGTACCTGAAGGAACAAGTGGTTCAGAAAAATTAGAGTTTTATGATAAAGGTATGAAAAGATTTTTAGAATTAACTGGAACTGATACAACTATTGTTACAGAAGATAGTGCTAAAGTATTGAAAGTTCCAAAACTAATGAGAAGGCAATTTAAAATGCTACCTGATGAAATAGATGGTGGTATTGTAGAACAAGAAGGTAGTAGTGCAGGATCAATAGCAGTTACAGGCGATATTACAAATTGTTTTGATGGTAGCACATCAACAGAAGTAGATGTAAACCATAGTGGAAACTTTGCAGATATAAGAGGATTTACTATAAAATTGGTAATGCCACAAGTATCAGGGAAGATTACTGCAATCACATTAGGATTAGATGGAACAATTACACAAGCATATAGTAGTGGAAGTCCAGGCACAGATGATGGACTATTTGTTAATTTAGCAACATCGTTAAGTAGTAATTTTGGTAGCACAAGTGGTGATGTAGAAATTATTGGGGCATCAAATAACTATAACAGAACAACATCTATTGATTTAACAGCAAGTTATAGTGCAGTTAATATTGCAAGTGTGTTAGTAGAGGGTGCTTTGCCTGACGATTTATATTTAAGCTTTAGATGGGATACAGCAGATGGTAATGTGGATTGTAATAGTTGGAATGTATCATTAGAAAATGTCTATATGACTGTTACTGCTGATAACGATACAGCAAATGAGCCAATCGCATCATCAGACTTTAATGCTGGAATTGATAAAGTATATTTAGGTAGAGATGTAACCACAGAAGGATTTACTGCTTATTCATCAGTAGCCACATTAACTGATCTAAATAATCCAGTAGCGATCCATAGACAATTACTACATAGCATATTAAATGTAGCCGATTCAGATTCAGATGCAAAGATAGAAAATTCAGGATATAAGGCAGTAGCAGAATTAAGAGATAGTACATTAACAAGTCCAACATCAACACATTGGAAAACAAGATTAGCATTAGATGAACCTGAAGAACTAGAAGGTATTATGAGCAAACTTCAATATGAAGGGTGTTTCTTTTTTGAATTTTCTGCTCAATCTGCACAAACTTCTATTTCAGGGGTGAGTCCTTTACGATACTTTACGATTGCAGATAGTGTAACAGCAGCAGTTGATTTAAGTCAAATAGATATATCGGATTATGAATTAGGTATAACAGCAGTTTCTGATTTAGAAACTAATATTGTAGTAAACTATAAACCACACCCTGCCGAGAATCAATATGTAAAACAAGATACTTATACATCTGCAGTAAGTGGTTCAGTTCATGGAACAATATTTGATAATGCTTCACACCAAAAACAAGAAATGAATTTAGATTTCCTATATGATGCAGTAGATGATGTAAGTGGATCAAGAAATTCTAGTTGGATAAACTTTAGAAAGAGTTTATTTGGAGAATATAAAACCACAGTAAATGCAACATTGGTCAATCCTGAAAAGTATGGAATGCTACAAGTAGGTGATGCTATAGACTTTGGTGAAGAAACATTTGGAGAAATAGGAACTCCATTTGATGAAATATCAGATACCTTTGATAGTTTTATTGCTATGCCTACAAGACTATTTAAAGATGCTTGGTCAGGAAAGAAATTTATAATAACAAATTTAAAACGAACTTTAGGTAAAGTTCAGATACAAACAAGGGAAGTATAATGGCAAGTTATTTTATATACGATTCAATCAATCAATATCGTTCAGATAATACAGTAAGTGAAGGAACATTTAGTGGAACTACTTTTACTGCAACAAGTGCAGTTACCAATCACGAACGAGCATCAGATCAAAATATAGCAACTGCTATGTCAGGTGTAACAGCAAATGATGCAATATGTTATCAAGTAGGAAGTGCAGTAAGTGCTGATGCAGTTGCTATGAGATTTTCAGGAGATTGTGGTGTTGGTGTTTCAGATAATGCAGAAAATACAATTAGATTTGGAACTGCATTAGATGGATTAAGTGGTGCAGTCAATTTTGGAACTGGTAGTAGTTCTGCAAGTTGGCGAGTTGCAACTTTTACAGAAGTAACAAGCAAAACTAAATTTTGTGTAGAATTTAACGATGCACAAGACAATATATCTGAAATCCTAATAGGTAAGAAACTATCATTTGAAGTAGAACCTGATGTTAATATCCAATCATCTATCAATTATGAAAATGAAGTCCAAAGAAGTATGGGTGGTGTAGAGTATGCCATTAATGTAAATCCAGGACAAGAAGTTCATACTATTTCTTTTCAAAATATTAGTTCTACTTTTAAAACCAACTTAACTACTATGCAAGATGCAATCAAAGGCGAAGCAAAGAAATTCGTTTGGTATGATGGATCATCTTTCCATTGGGTAAGATTGGATAAACCAATGCAATTTACTGAAATAGCAGATGGAAGATTTAGCACACAATTAGTTTTAAGGCAACAGATACAATAACTACAAGACTTTTATACTGAAAGGTATATAATCACCCCATAAACAAAGAAGCCCTCAAATGAGGGCTTTTTTGTAGGTAGAGGTAAAACAATTAATCGCTTAATTTCCAATAACCATACACACACCTTGTTCCATTTCTTGAACAATCGTATGTATCGTTAATCACACCATCAACTACTGCTACATAGTGTTTTGATACTCTACATATTATAGTGCCTTTTGGAAGTTCATCTGCTTTTAGGTGAACCTTGCAACCACTTCCAATAGTCATTGTGGCTACAAACTCAAATCCCAATTCATTCATGTAATCTTTAAACCATTTTCTTTTAGTAAAGATTCCATGACTTGCAGTTCTAACTCCATTACGAGATTTACTATATCTCTCTCTTTTGCTTTTTCTTTGGGTAGCATTACCTTCAGCAAGTCTGTTGTAAACTTCCATATAAGGAAGTCCAGTAGCAATACAGATTGCACGAGTTACACAATCCCCAGTATTACCTTTACGACCTGCTTCTTTTCTACCACCATCATTGTAAACGAAAGACTTTTTAATCTTAGCATTTTCAATAATTGGTTTAACTTCTGTTCCTGCTGATATGTAAGTATTTTTTTTACCATCAAATCGAACATCAGCCCAAGCATGATTATTCATAACATTAAGCAATGTTGCTTGTTGCCCACAACTTTCAAATCGTGAACCTATTTCTAACTCATGTAATTTCATTTTTTTTCTCCTTGCCTTTCGGCATTATTTAATTAACTATATAAAATATGGTATAATAACCAATAGTGCAAGTCTTTTCGAAAAATAGATTTAATTAAATTTAAGGGTATGTAAAGACTTTAGGTATTGACAAGACCATTTAATATGTTTACTATATGGGTATGTTAATTAAGAACAAGATAGTTAAACCGAAGGTTGAGAACCCTGATACCCAAATAAGACACGAGAAGGGGGTGAGAAGCATGGCAAATAAGTATAGTGGGCTTGATGGTTACCAAACCATTAAACAGATGATAAGGAATGGTTGTTTTACAACTGATGTATCAAACAAGTTAATTGAACTTGTTAAGAAGTATGATCAAGTTGGAGATGAAGCAATCATGATGTCGCCTATTGGTGATAAGGTCTTAACTGATGAGGAATCTGCAGCACATGATGTAATTATGAGATGTGCAGCATTAACTGAACTAGTTAGGGAGAAACACTATTACAAGATTGAACTAATCTTAACAAGATACATACAAAGTATCTTGAACTAAAAAGTGATAACTTTCTTGTTCTTAATTAACAACATGGGGATAACTACCAAATAATTGTGGATAAGTAAGGGTTATCAAAGGGTTAAGCAAGGGATAAAGATAAAGACAAAGATAAAGATAAATATAAATATCAAGAGTAAGATAGAATTAAAGATAAAGAAGAAAAGTCTTTGACAAATCCAATTAATTGATTATTATTGTTGCATATTAAACAAGGAAAAAGGAGAAAACACGATGGGCAAATTTAAAGCATTAGCACTTGAACTAGAAGAAGAAGGAGATAGGGTATGTTATTAAATACAATCGTATTTGCAATAGGAGTTATAGTTTGGTGGGAAATATTTAAAGTATTGGTGTTTGAATGAAATATCACAAAACATCTATTACATTTAAGTTCACATTAGAAGAACTTGAAAACATAATTGAGGTATATTCAAGACAACCTCATGATAGTCCCCTTGAAAACCAAGTTCATACAGATTTAAAGAACATTCGTTTACAAGTGGAAGATAAGATCAATGAAGAAAAAAAGTTAGCACAAGAAAGAAGGTCCGAAGAAGAAAGATTAACTTCGGCAAATCCTACTTCTGCTGAACACATAAAATAAAGGAGAAAGATATGGCTTTCGTAAACCTAAAAGACCTAAAGGCAAATGTCGGTGGGCAATTAAGATTAACCTTAAATTCTAGTGGAGTATATCAAGAAAAAGAATGGCAAGGTAAGAAGTTCAATACATTCAAGTATGAAGTGATACAAGATGGGACTGTATCAAGCCTAGATGCGACAGATAGCTTGAAAAGAAAACTTGATCTGATAAATACTGGAGATGACTTTCTATTAAGTTGGGAAGAGTTTACAACAGATTCAGGACAACTTCGCAACTATTGGAAAGTTGAAAAGGTTAGCAAAGAATCTGCTAATCCTCAATTTGAGAATGTAAAGAAAAGTGTAAATGAGTTTGAGCAGCAACTTCAAAAAGATAAAGCAGTAAAAGATAAAGTTCAAACTACAAACTCTACTTATACTAATGGTGCAAGATTAGGTATGATATTTAATAATACCTTTGATTTGTATAAGCATTTTGATTGCTCTTGGACTGAAGAAGAGTTTGTTAAGAACTTTAAAAGAGTAGAATCTTTTGTAAATGCTTGTGAAAATGCACCTGAAAAGAAACCATTTGAATTACCAAGTGGAGAAAAAAAAGTTGAACCAAAGGTAGAACAACCTGTAAATTATAATGCAGATGACCTACCATTCTAATTGAGATTTAGGGGTGGCTATTTCTATTCCTTTGTTTAATTAACATGAACATCAAATAGTAGTCGCCCCTTTCTCCTATAAAGGATATTATGAAAACATTAGAATTATTTGCAGGTAGTAGAAGTTTTAGCAAAGTTGCTGAAAAACAAGGGTTTAAAACTTATACCACAGACAACCAAGACTTTGATAATATAGATCAAGTATGCGATATATTTGATTTTGACATAGATAAAGCCATTGATAGTCTAGGTGGAAAACCTAATGTTGTATGGGCAAGTCCACCTTGTACTACTTTTTCCATTGCATCAGTTTGGCATCATTGGAACAAAGATGGAACTCCGAAAACTGAGAAATGCAAAACGAATATAAAGATGATACATAAAACAAGAGAAATAATTGAAGAAGTAAATCCTATGTTTTTCTTTGTTGAAAATCCAAGAGCTATGTTAAGAAAACAATCATTTATGGATTGGTTTGGAACTAGACATCAAATAAGTTATTGTTCTTATGGTGGTACAACAATGAAGCCAACAGACATTTGGACTAACATGGATTGGCAGCCAAGAAAAATGTGTAAGGTTGGTAATAGAGATTGCCACCATCAACCAGCACCGAGAGGTAGCAATACTGGAACTCTTGGATTAAAAAATGCTTATGAAAGAAGTAAAATTCCACCACAATTATTTGAAGAATTGTTTGATCAGATGGGAAGTTTGCAATTAAGAGCATTATTAGATATTTATGGAGAAAAAAATGATAATAAATAAAAATGATATTTTTCCAAAAGAGAAAAGAGGAAATTTTATATCTAAAAGCATTACTAAAAGCACACCTAGAAAATGGACAAAAGAAGAAGAAAACTGGCTATTGATGTTAAAAGATAAGGGTTGCAACAATATTTATGTTTCAAAGTGTTTAGACAGGAACGAAATAAGCATTCAAATAAAATATAAAAGATTAAAGAAAAAAGATACATCGTATAATTCAAAGCATATAAAAGATAAATACTTGCATAATAAAAAGTTTTATGAAATTATAAACCCAAGAAATTGTTTAGATTTATTTTCAGGTGAAAAATCTTATTGGGAAAATAATGCTGACCTTGATTATGTGTGGACTAACGATTGTAATAAAAATTTTAAAGATTTAACCTATAATGAAGATGCTTATAGGTTGTTGTGTTTTATGAATTGGCATAATTATAAATTTGATTTAATTGATATTGATCCATTTGGAAGTGCTTATGAATGTTTTGACTTGGCTATAAAAATCGCAAATAAGGGAATTGTGATTACTTATGGAGAAATAGGACATAAGAGATGGAAAAGATTGGACTATGTAAACAGAATATATGGAATTAATAATTTTGACGATTTTAATATAGATACATTAATTGAACATACAGTTAAAATAGGATTTCAAAACAAAAAACAATTAAATCCTATTTTTATTAGAAATTATCAAAATATTTCAAGGGTGTACTATAAAATATCAGATATTAAAAATTGCAAGGAAAGGTTTGGTGTTTGATTATTGCGACATAGTAAAAAAAAAATGTTCTTTTTGCACAAACACAAACGAGAAAAAGGAAAGGTGGAGTGAAGGAGAAAAAAAGTTTTCTTATTGTGGAATAAAGTATGGAAATAATAGGATAGATTTGATGGGTTCATGCCCAAAGGAAAAGAAAGAAAAAAAACAAACATACTATAAAAGAGATAGATATAGAAAATTTTAAAGGATATTATGGGCAAAGCAAAAATATTTCCAAGTGACAGTGAATGGTCTAAATATATCAGGACTAGAGATATGTGGACTTGTCAAAGATGTAGTAAACAATACGATCCACCAACAAGTGCTTTGCATTGTTCACACTTTTGGAGTAGAGGAAATTGGAGTGTAAGATTTGATGAAGATAATTGTGAGGCATTATGTTATGGCTGCCATAGTTATTTAGGTGGTAATCCAGTAGAGTTTCATAAATATTATTTAGAAAAATTAGGACAAGAAAGATTTGATGCTTTGGAGAAAAGAAAGAACACAACCAAATCAGGCAGTATTAAGTATTATAAATCAAAAGAATTTAGATTAACGATAAAAGAAAAAATGAAAGAGTTAGGAGATTGGTAATGAAATTAAACTCTAAAGAACAAGCATGGGCAGATAAAAGAAAGAAAATTAACATAGAGCATATCAAATGGGGACAAAAACCTGAATTAACATTTGAAGAAAGAATGAAAAAAGCAGAAGCAGTTGATCCATATAGTAAAGAAGGGCAAAAACTTCAAGAAGAATCAGCAAAGAAACATGGTAGAGCATGGTGGATATTTCATGGAATGAGTTTTAGGCATAATAGAGATGATAGAACTTGGATAGAACGATATCACAAACAAGAAAGACGACCAAGAAAGAAATGAAAAAAAAAGACAAGTCCTGGAGTGTTGAGAAAGAAGGACATTTAAATAAAAACAATATCATATTTAAAGACAAGAAATACGAAGCACTATATCTTGATCTAAAGAAAGTAAATGAAAAGTTAAAGGAGAAAAAATAATGGCACACACAATATATAAAGTTAATGGTAAAAGAGTTAAATCAGTTACCACATTGATAAATTTGCACTTGGGGTGGTCAAAATCTGCACTTTTAGGCTGGACCAGGAAACATTGTCTAAAGGGTGATGATAGTATGGCTATAATGAAAGAAGCAGGTAGAGTAGGAACACTTGCCCACAAGATGATAGAAGAATTTATCAAAGGTGGATCAGTCATTTTAGATGATTATACACCAAGTGAAATAAGCCAAGCCAAGACTGCATACTACTCATTTTATGAATGGTTTAAAAATACCAATGTAAAGTTTTTAGAAACTGAAATGAAATTAGTATCTGAAAAGTATGGATTTGGTGGAACATTTGATGCAGTAGGTATAATTGGAAGTGGAAATTCTGAAAAACTTGTTTTGATTGATTTTAAGAGCAGTAATGCAGTTCATGATGAGTTCTTAGTACAGTTGGCAGCATATAGACAACTTTGGAATGAACATATAGATCAAAAATATACTGTTGAGAACACACCAGCAGCAAAAGATAAACCTGAACTGCTTGAATCAAGAAAGAAGATGTGGAAAATCAAAGGTGCTATCATATTAAAATTGGATAAAGAAGAAAAAGGAGTATATGAAGAACACCATTACAAGATTAAAGATTTGGATTGGGGTTGGAAAGTGTTTAAGTTAATACTCAAATTACAGGAGTTAAAAAAATAATGAAAAAGAGATTTTTAGATAGTGATATAAATTCAAAGAGTTGGTTCAGAAAATTATCAGCACAAGAAAAGGTATTGTGGTATTACATTACGACAGCTTGTACATACGATGGATTTTTTGAAGAATGTAGAGAAAGCATTTCTTTCTATTGTAATGGATATGATGGCGAAATACCTGAAACAATTAAATCAAGATTAGGTATGATTATTGTGGAAGATAAAGAAGATTATAAACAATGGTTTCTTAAAAATTGGGTTACTTTCCAGTATGGAGAACTAAAACCACAAGTAAGAACACACCAAAAGACGATTGAACGAATCATTAGAAAGGGATTAGATAAACATTTCCCTGAATTAATAAGCGAATTTTAAATGACAGCAGACGACCTAAATAAACTATTAGTATTTTTAAAAGTTAAAGGACTATTAGAAGTCCAATATTTAGATGTCAAAGAATCCAAGATGATCCATAAGGGGATTCAGTTATACGATTACAAGACTAGCAAGTTTATATCGGTTGATGATGTTGTCAAATTAGCCAAAGAAGCAGGACACCCAAATTTATGATTGCCCCTCACAACAAGAAAGGAATATTCACCCTTGTTAGAATGTTTGCATATATGGTTGGCACTAAATATGAACATAGAGGGGTAAAGAATTAAAACTAATTACACACTTATAGGCGATGTAAGAGAGAAATTAAAAGAACTTCCTGATAAGTCTATTCAGATGTGTGTAACTTCACCACCATATTATGCTTTAAGAGATTATGGCGAATCAGATCAATTAGGACTTGAAAAAACACCTGAAGAATTTGTAGAAAATTTAGTAGAGGTATTTGCAGAAGTACATAGAGTATTAAGAGATGATGGAACATTATGGTTAAATCTTGGTGATAGTTATTTAAAAAATAAACAATTAGGATTTATACCACAGAAAGTAGCAATAGCATTACAAGAATGGGGTTGGATATTACGACAAGATATTATTTGGGCAAAAAAGAATTGTATGCCTGAAAGTGTGAAGGATCGCTTTACTAAAAACCACGAGTATATATTTCTACTGTCTAAACAACCTAATTACTTCTTTAATCAGATATTGGAAGATGGTGTTATTCCAAAAGGAACAAAAGCAGCAAAAGGTAGTGTAGAAAGACAAGAAACAAAAATGGTTAATGCAAGACCTAATGAATATAAAATATATAGTGGAAAACGAAACAAAAGAAGTGTATGGCACATGGTAACAGCAATATATAAAGAAGCACACTTTGCAGTATTTCCACCTGAATTAGCCGAAACCTGTATTAAAGCAGGTAGTGATGAGGGAGATATAGTATTAGATTGTTTTATGGGAAGTGGAACTACTGCGATGGTAGCACAACAACATAGTAGAAAATGGATAGGAGTAGAACTCAATCCTGAATATGAAAAATTAATTAGAAAACGAACTGCACAAAGGGAGTTGTTTTGAAAAACGACATTGAAAACCAAGCAAAAGGATACCAAGACCTAATAGATGAAGTAGAGAAAGAACAAATAAAGATAATAGAAGAATTAAAATATGTACTAACTGGAGTGATAGGTGGAAGGGAACTTTCAGATCAAGAATATCAATGCTTCATAGAAAGAGCAGTAAATAAAAACAAGTTTGATGATATAGGGCTTACTTTAGGCATATCAGAATCTGCTGCCAAAACCTATTACCAAAGAGCCATAAAGAAGTTAGAAGCCGAAGCAAGACGAGTAACATTGCGACTAAAAAGAAAATGAGCATTGTTGATACCTATAAAGTTAAAGCAATTAAAAAACATGAGTGTAAAGAATGGCTTTTATATAAACATTATTTAAAAAGTGTTCCTATTATAATTTTTTCTTTTGGTTTATATGAAAAAAAAGAGTTAAAAGGAATTATTGTTTTTGGAAATCCAAGTAGAATTATGTCAAAGCATTGCGATTACGAACTTTCAAGACTTGTTGTTAATGATGGTTTGAAAAAAAATGTGTTATCTTTTTTTGTTTCTCAATCTTTAAAACTATTAAAAAAACCTTCAATTATAGTATCTTATGCTGATATGGGAATAAATCATCATGGCTATATTTACCAAGCAACAAATTGGCTTTATACAGGATTGACAGAAAAAGATGGACACCCAAATATTTTTATTGACAATGAACAAAAACACCCAAGAAGTTTATATGCAAAACATGGAACATCATCAACAATAAGATTAAAAGAAATATATGGAGATAGAGTATGTTTTTTGGAAAAAAAATCAAAACATAGATATTTCTATTTATTGGGAAATAGAAAAGAAAAAAAAGACATGAAAAATAATTTAAAATATGATATTTTACCATATCCTAAAGGAAATAACGAAAGATATGATGCTTCATATAAACCAAACACACAAACACAACTATTTGACTAATGAATAAATTAGATAAGGCATATCAACAATTAAAAGGTCTATCTAACACAACAGAATATCATTACTATATGCACGATAAATATTTCGCATATAAACAACAACTAAAGACCATTGATAAGACATTAAGCAAAGAAATGGCACATATCCAAGACAATAGAACCCCTGAACAACACTTTATGGACATCTGTAGAGGTTGGTTAGTAGAAGATATGCTTTATTACCTATCATCATTGCCACCATATAGAGAATTAACCTTAACCTTTGATAACCATGACAAAGATAGAGTAATACGAGTAATGAGAAAGGAAATAACTGCTGATCCTGACTTTAAGATAACCTATAAGAACACAACAATAAGAATGGAAGCACAATCCATGTATGCTGATATGCCATTCTTCAACATCAAAGAACATAAAGCAAATCGCTTAATAGAAAACGATAGTTATTTACTACATCTTAATCTTGCCCAAAAACATATAGTCCTATTTAAACCATATCACATACTGTTAGGAAATCATGGGGTAATAGAAGCATTTTCAGATAGATCAAAAAACATATTAAAATATGGCTACCAATATGACATAGAAGAACTACCAAGCAGAATGATAGCAACTAATTTCGTAGAAGAATTGCCCAAAAAAATAATTTCATTATTCTATTGACATTGGCATTTTTAGTGTTTATACTATAGTGTTAATTAAAAAAGTTATTTAAAAATTGGATATTAAAAAGGGTAAAACAAAGGGATAACAACTCCAAAACCACACATACACCGATTACATCGGTAATGCACCAGGTGGCAGGAATTGGTGGTATTATATATCGTAATTGCAACATATTTGAATCCACCGACTTTTTAACTAAAGTGTAGAGAAACCCCACATGTCCTAAAATGCAATTTTTTAATATCCATTTACTTTTAACAAATAACCCCCTGAAATATGGGGGTTTTTTGTATCTAAAAAAAACTTTCCTAAAACCCTTGACATTGGCATTAGAACCCCCTATATTATAGTGTTAATTAAAACAAAGGAGAATAAAATGACTTACTTAAACTATACTATGAATAAAGATAATATTATTAAAGTATCTAACATATTATTTGATTTATATGCTTCAGATAATCAAGATGTAAAAGACTTTGCTTTTCGCACAATAAATAATAGTGCTAATTTAAATGGTCTTTTTCATACTGATTACCTATATAATAATCCTCATCAAATATTAGATATTATGAAAGATAATTGTAATGATAAAACTTGGGGTTTTGCTTGTCCTAAAGCAAGAGCTATTGTTAGAAAGATTTATCGTAAATATAATAAATAACTTTTTTACCTCTTAATATCAGTTAAGTCAGAAAGCCCCTCAAACGAGGGGTTTTTTGTAGTCCTAAATAAAATAAATTCTTTAACAATATCAACACTTACAAGCATTATAACTCTTAATTAAGTGTTTCTTGTAGTCTTTTTGCCCCTATAAGTAGAAGGGTAACACCTTCCATTTCGTTTTAATAACGAACATAACCTTCAAATAGTGGGGTGATTAGTTTGGCTGCAGCTAAAACAAAAAAGAAAGTCGCTGTAAAACAACGAAAGAACAGCGATAAAAAAAAGAACGACAATTTGGTTAAACACCAATGGAAGAAAGGGCAATCAGGTAATCCTAATGGGCGACCTAAATCAGGATTTGCTCTAAACGAACATATAAAAGAAATTGCTAACACTCCAGTAGGTAGATCAAAGAAAACTATGCTAGAAGCAGTAGTAAATACAGTATATCAAGAAGCATTAGGTGGAAATATGACTGCTGTAAACTTTTTAGCAGATAGAATATTAGGGAAACCTAATCAATCTATAGGAATTAAAGACACAACAGACGAACCTATAAAGGTGTTTGATTTAGATGAAGTGGAAGATTGATGCAAAGAGAAGGGAAATCCTTAACGATCCAGCAAGGTACAAGATTGTTTCAAGTGGTAGAAGATTTGGGAAATCATATTTTAGTGTCTTATTTTTACTTAATAAACCTTTGGAAGCAAATGAGAGAAGATGGATTGTATTTCCAACATATAGACAAGCCAAGATGGTATCTTGGAATCTTCTCAAAAGCATTTTTGCAAACAAACAAGCAACTATTAATGAAACTGAACTATCAATCACACTTGACAATGGTGCAAAGATTGAACTCAAAGGGGCAGACAAACCTGATTCGCTTCGTGGGGTATCAACAACAATGGTAGTAATGGACGAATATTCTTACATGAAAGAGAATGTTTGGGGGGAAATTATACAACCAACTCTAGCAGAGAACAAAGGATCAGCACTATTTGTAGGCACTCCTAGTGGGTTAAATCATTTCTACGACCTATATGTTAAAGGACAGTCCAATGATAGTGATTATAAGTCCTGGCAGTTTACCACATTAGAAGGTGGCTTTATTTCTGAAGAAGAAGTAGAGAATGCCAAAAAGAATTTAGATAAGCGAACATTCCAACAAGAGTATGAAGCATCATTCCTAACTGCAGCGAATAGATGTGCTTATAACTTCAATAGAGATACTCATTGTAGAGTAATGGAAAAGAGTCCACGAATGTTTTGGGGAATTGACTTTGGGGTAGCATCTTATATGACTGCACTCCTAATGTGTGAGAACACAGCAGGGGAAGTCTATGTATTTGATGAGATTGGATTACAGAACTCTAACACCTTTGAATTGGCTAAGCTAATGCAAGAGAAAGGGAAAGGATTACCTTGTTATCCTGATCCAGCAGGGAAAGCAAGAACATCTAATAGCACCAAATCAGACCATAAGATACTACAAGATTCAGGGTTTACTGTTATAGCAAAGAAATCTAATCCAACTCAAAAGGATAGATTGAATGCTTTGAATAGAATGTTAGAAGATGCTACTGGAAAGCATAAGTTATTTATTAATCCAAAGTGTAAGAACACTATTAGAGATTTAGAGTTATGCACATTGGATAATGGGCAGATATTAAAGACAGAAACTTTATCACACTTTTTAGATGGATTAATGTATCCATTGGAATATAGATATGGATTCAAAGGACAAGCAAAGGCAATCCAATGGTAGAGTTTTTATTGGGGTTATGTATAGGGATTATAGTTAGCATTTCAGGTGCTATGATGTGGGGACATCGATTAAGTATAAAAGAAGATGAATTAAATCAACAACTAATCAAGGAGTTCCAAGAACGATACATGGAAACCCAAGAAGAAAAAAATTATAAAAGGTATGAATCATGATTATTTATAACATTACAGAAAAAATGCTACATCAACTACTAATGGAAACCATTGAAGAAGGTTATGACAACCAAATGGAAGAAAGAGAAAGACTATTAGACTACTTTGAAGGAATCAACCTAGAACATGATATTAAAAGATTCTTTGAAAGCGATTCTCTTTCACAAATCCCACCAATGTATATCAACCTTGTAAGAAACATTATATCAAGAAGGGCATTAGTATATCAACAAGCACCAGTAAGATACAACGACAAATACAATGAAGTCATTGGTGATTTAGATAGTTGCATGAAACAATTTGAACAACTTACCTACCTATTAGGAACAGAAGCTTTATATACTCATTGGGACGACAATCAAAAGAAACTAAAGTATAGACCTATTCATTTCTTTGTTCCATTCTTTAGACCAAACGAAGATGAACCATTTGCTATTATGTACCAGGCAGAAAGCCAACTACAAGCAAGATCAGAAGATGCACAGTATATGTTTTGGAGTAGAGATACCGAAGATATGGAAGGGAAACACTTTATGATAAGCAGTAGAGGTAAGATTACTTCTATTGTGCCTGATGATAGAAACCCCTATGGTGATGTCTTACCATTTAATATAGCACATAGACACCCATACACTAGAGATTACTTTAGAGAAGGGGCATCAGACCTAGTAAATGGTATGAGAAGTATTAACATTATGCTTACAGAACTTGCTTTGCATGGTAGATTCCAATTAGGACAACCAGTATTTACAGGATTAGATACTGAACAACGAATCACTATGGGGCAAGATAAAGCATTAGTATTGCCTGAAGGTGCTAACTTTAATTATGCAACACCGAATGCAAATGTCCAGGCAATGATTGAATCAACCAAGTATATGGTAGATAGTATTGCACAAGCAAACAATGTTAGAATTAATTGGACTAATAGCCAACAAGAGAGTGGACTATCAAAGAAGATGGGACAAATGGACTTACAAGATGCTTTACGAAGCGATATAGAACAAATCTATAGACCATTTGAGAAAGAACAATTTAAGATTGCACAACGAATATGTGAAGTATCAGGTGGGATTCAATTAGGCGACCAATTCAGTATAGACTTTGCTGAAAGAGAAGTGCCTATGAGTGCCGATGAAGAAATCAAATACTATGATTGGGCATTTAAGAATAACATTGAAACAAGACAATCATATCTACGAAAGAAGAATCCTGACCTACAAGAAGAAGAAATACAAGGGATCGTAGAGCAAATAGATCAAGAACAACCTTCAGAAGAAGGATTATTAATAGATGAAATCATTAAGGCACAACAATAATGGACTTAGACTTCTATCAAAAAGATATAGAGAAAATCCAAAAGAAACTTTTGAATAAGATTGAGAAAGTATTGGGTGGATTAGTTGTATTAGATGATAAGCAATTAGCAGCTGCATTTAAGCAGATTGACTTTGTTGATGAATTAAATAAGTTAGGATTTCCTGCTTTGCTTGAAAAAGTAAGAACAACATATAACAAACAAGCAGTAAAAAACTTTGATGTATTAACTGCTGCACAACGAACAAGGCAAACAGTAACAGCAGTCCAGGCAATAGAAGTATTAGCGATCCTAGACTTAACAACTATATCAGCAGGGGTAACACGATATGCTAATGAATTAAAGACTGCTATGTTTAGAGGATTACTTACTGGACAAAGTTCTAAAAGTATTATGGAAGGCATAACATCAACCTATGGTGTTGGTAAAGGATTAAGTAGCAAACAACAAGTGATGTTATTGCAAGATAGTTTTGCACGATTTAGTAGAACAACTACTGCGAAGTTATTTCAAGATGTTCCTGAACAAAAGTTTGAATATGTTGGACCTGATGATGAGGTAACAAGAGATGAGTGTGTTACTGGATTAGCAGCAGGGCAAATAACAGCAGACCAAATACCATCAGAAACAGATACCACTATGGAAGGTGGTGGTGGGTTTAATTGCAGACACGAGTGGATACCAGTATAATGAAAGCAAGAGATATAGCAAATTTTAGTAAGACTAATTGGGGACAATTAGCATCTCATGCAAGAGGTTTAATTGTTAAAGACATGAACAATGGTGTCATGCAGAATGGTAAGAAGAATTATAAATCCAAAGAATATGCAGCAAAGAAAGCAACTGGTGCATTAGGAAAGTTTAGAAAGAGTGATAGTGTAACCATGTTATTAAGTGGTGAAACAGCAAGAAGAATTAGACCTGAAGGTAAAAGCGATAGAGCCACATTAGTATATGAAAATGGAACTATTGTTCAAGCCAATGAAGATAGAGGATATGTAATAGCAGATTTAAGTCCAAAGAATAGAGATAAGTCTGTATTATTCTTACAAAGAATTGTTGATAGGAATGTGAAGAAATATGAAAGCAAACCTATCACCATTAAAATAGGTAAATAACACAGGAGGACAGATGTCCGAAGAAAATGTAATAGTAGAAGATCAAGCAGTAGCAGAAACTCCTACACAGGAAACGAATAACGAAGTCGGAAACTTAATTGCAGAAAGCAAGAAGTACCGACAAAGAAGCCAAGCAGCAGAAGCCGAGTTGAGTGAACTCAAAGAAAACCTCAAACTTCAAGAGCAAAAACAACTTGAAGAAAAAGAGGAGTTTAAATCTTTGTATGAAAAGATGAAGGAAGAAAACTCACAGTTAAAACCTGTAGTAGAGCAATTTCAGATTCAAGAAAAACAAAGACGAGAACATCTGCTGTCCCAACTTTCAGATGACGATCAAGAAATATATCAAGACCTCCCAACAATGAAGTTGGAAAAGCACATTGAAAGACTGGGAAATAAAAAAGTGCAGGTATCTGATGCCAAAGAGGTTACTTCTTCAGGGAAATTTGCAACAAACACAACTTTCGCTGATATGTCTGATGAAGATAGACAGAAAGCAAGAAGAAACCCTAAACTTTGGAAACAGATAGTAGAGGGATATACCAACTAATTAAGGAGATTAATTATGGCTGATGGAAATGTAACTCCAACAACAGCAGCTAATTTTATTCCTGAATTGTGGAGAGATGCTATTTTAGATTATGCTGAAAGAAAGTTTGATCTTAAAAATAGAGTATTAGATTTCTCCTCACTCATGAGTGAAGGTGGCGACATTCTTCATATACCGAAGGTAACTGAAGAAACTGCAGCATCAAAAACAGCTGGTACTGCAGTAACATATACTAACAATACTGATGGTAAAGTTGACTTAACAGTCAATCAACATCACTACGAAGCAAAGAGAATTGACGACATCGTAAGAGTCCAAGAATCTGCTGACTTATTCAATGCTTATGCACAATCTATGGGTTATGCTTTAGCAAAGAAAGTAGAAAACTACATTGCTGTAGATATTCTACAAGCAGCAACTGGAAATGATGTAACTCTTGCTGCTGATAATACTGCAACTACTGCTTTAGTAAGAAGTGGTTTGCAAAAACTATTAGATGCAGGATTTGATTACACAGATGGCGAAACTTGCTTATATGCTTCACCAGCATTCTATATGTCATTACTTGCTTTAGGCGACTTCACAGAAGCCCAAAAGAGAGGCGATGGTGTAGGTCCTAATGTTTCAGGAAAAGTGATCCAAGCATATGGCATGGATATTATCGCTTCTACTGATTGGGACGATGATGGTGGAACAGGTGATGAAAGTGCAACTATTTTCAATAGAAATGGTGTGTACTTTGCTCAACAAGTAGCCCCAAGAGTACAAAGTGCTTACGATATTGACCACCTAGCAACTTCAGTAGTTGCAGATGTTCTTTTCGGTGCAGTACTTTCTCATGGTGCTTCTAGTACTTCACTACCAGTAGTTAATTTCAACAATCCATAAGGGTAGTTGAGAATAGACTAAATATGGGGGTAATTTATTTTACCCCTATATTACCATTAAAAAAGAATTTGAAGGGGATATAGATGCCATTATACGAATATAAATGCGAGTGTGGAAAGGTTTTTGACTACATACAAAGCATTAACGATGAAAAATTAAAGAAATGCCCAACCGAATTTGATTGCGATCCCAACCACAAAGTAGAAAGACTAATTGGCAAACCCCTTATTCTTTCTGATGATGTTGGTAGAGGATTTAAAAGAATGACCGACAAAAAATTATATAAGGAATTAGACATTGAGTAGTAATACCAATATAGGAAATACACCTGTAAATCAGGGATATGTTCAATTAATCCACATGGGAGAAACTGGTGGGATTGATGGGACACTTCGTGCTTTATATGATGGAGATGGTACTGCTTCTGATCTATTGATTGCTAGTGATAAAGTAAAGATTTCCACTACTCTTTATATAGGATCAGACACTTTAGCAGAATATATACAAGACACAGTAGGTGCTATGTTGGTTACCAATGCAAGTCATACCAACCTATCTGCTGCTTATGACGATGCAGGTGATGGTGCTATTGACTTAACAGCATCGGGAGATGTAACATTAAGCAACACAGTAACCTTATCAAACAAAACTTTAGCAGCCCCAACCTTAACTGGCACAACACAAGGTGCAAGTATCACTTTATCAGGCGATTTAACAGTAAATGGAACAACAACTACTGTAAATCAAACAAATTTAGATGTATCAGATAAAATCGTGGGGCAAGTTCTAATGCTAATGATAGTGGTTTAATCATAGAAAGAGGGAGTACAGGAAACAATGCTGCGATTATATGGGACGAATCTGCTGATAAATTTACATTGGGTACAACAACCTCAACTCCAAGTGCTACTGGTGATCTTACAATATCTACTGGAACACTTGTAGCAACCATTGAAGGAAATGTAACTGGCAATGTAACAGGTAATGCAGATACTTCAACAAAAATATCATCAATTACAAATAGCAATATTGTTCAATTAACAAGTTCTCAAACACTTACAAACAAAACATTAACTAGCCCTGTTATAGATAGTGTAACAATTTCAACGATACAAACAGGAAGTGAATCCTTTGCAGACAATGATACTTCTTTAATGACTTCTGCTGCAGTTCAAGATAAGATTACTTCTTATGGTTATACTACTAATACTGGAGATATAACTGGGGTTGATCTAACTGGTGGAACTGGAATATCTATTGGATCAGAAACCAACACAACAAGTGGTGCTTATTCTTCTACAATTAGTTTATCGCATTTAGGATTAGAAGATTTAGCAGATCCAAATGATGATAGAATATTATTTTGGGACGATAGTGTAGGAGATGTTGAGTGGTTAGATATTGGAAGTAATATATCTATTAGTGGTTCTACTATAAGTGCCACAAATACCACTTATGCAAGTGATGATTTTACTCACGATGATTTAATAGGTTTTGTAGCCAATGAACATATTGATTGGACTGCATCAAGTGCTGGAACAATCCATGCAAGTAATTATACCGATACTGTTACTACAATAGATGGCACAACTGCAAATGGTGTATTGACTTATGGTGGAACAAATAACATAGACACAGAAGCCAATCTTACTTTTGATGGAACAGATTTAGCAATAGCAGCAACTGGTAAGATTTATTTAGATGGTGGTAGTGATTGTTATATTCATAATCCATCAGGAGATACAGTAGATTTTGTTGCTGGTGGACGAGTGATGTTAAGGTTATTTGAGGGTGGAACTGATTATGTTCATATAGACGATAATGTAAGATTGGGAATAGGTAGTGGAGATGATTTACTAATATATCACAATGGAACTGATAATATTATAGACAATTCAACATCAGACCAAGACTTATATATTAAAGTAAATGATGGTGGTTCAAGTATTAATGCTCTTCATATTGATTCAAGTGCAGTAGGACACATAAAACTTCCTAACGATGGACAAGTATTAAGTATTGGTGCAGGAGATGATTTAGTAATGCAACACGATGGAACTAATACTTATATTGATAACAATAAAGGTAATTTAAACATTGGTGCTAATGATGCAGACAAAGATTTAATTTTACTTTGTGATGATGGCTCTGGTGGTTCTACTGCCTACATAACATTAGATGGTAGTGCTACATTTACTCACTTATATCAAAACACAGGACTTGCAGAAGGTAAAAAATTATTCTTAGATGGTGGTAATGATACTTATATAACATCAGATAGTGACGATTTAGTTCAATTCTTTGTTGGTAATCAAGAAATGTTAAGAATGTCAGAAGATTCTACTGATTTTGTGATGATTCCTGATAATGTAAGGTTATCAGTAGGAACAGGAAATGACTTACAATTATCACACAATGCAACCAACTCTTATATTCAAAACTATACTGGAGATTTATATTTCCAAAATCATACTACTGATGGAGATATTCATTTCCTTGTAGATGATGGTGGTGGTAATGATATTACTGCATTAAAAATAGATGCAAGTGAAGTAGGTAGAGTAAAACTACCTAATGATTTACAATATTTAGAATTTGGTGCAGGTGGAGATGGAATTATATATTCTTATCAAGATGATTTTTGGATTCAAAATGTAACACAAGATCAAGATATAAAATTTAGAGTAAACGATGGTGGTGTTCATACAGATGCTCTGTTTATTCAAGGTTCAACTACTAATGTCGGTATAGGAACTACATCACCAGCTGCACCATTAAGTGTAGAAATCCCTAATTCTGGAGATACCAGCAGACAAGAAATAGCAAGGTGGACTCATAGTGGACAAAATACATTAAGTCTTTTTGCCTATGGTGGTGCTACAGATTTAATGCAATTTGGTGCTTGGAATAGTGAACAAAATATTTCAATAGTAACAGATTCGTCTGGAAGTATATCGGCTTCAAGCACTAAAGGTATTTTTATTAAGACTGGTGGGAATGTCGGTATAGGAACTACATCACCTACAGAAAAATTAACTGTAGCAGGAGCAATAACATCAACTGGTGCTTTAACTGACGATAGAACATCTACTGCTGCTATGGACTTTTCAAGTGGAGTAACAAGATTTGTTTCTTATGGAGCATCAGGAACTGCTGGTATCTTTGCTTTTAGAACTGCAGCAGGTGGTGCTTCTTCAGCAGAAAAAGTAAGAATAGATGGTTCAGGTAATGTTGGTATAGGAGAAACTTCACCTGCTTCAGATTTAGTAGTAAGAACAGATACTTCAGGTGGTAGAG